AGTTCAACGCCTTCATCCAGGACCAGCTCCTGCGCACCAATCAGGCCGCGATCACGCAGGCACAGCAGCAGCTCGCCAGTGCGCACGACCTGGACATGCAGCGAGCCATGAACTTCCAGAGCTCTGGCCTGTGGATCACTGACGCCGAGCGTCCCGACATTGCCCCAGAGCAGTCGAGTGGTCACGGCCTCGGCGCATTTCTGAGCGAGGTCAATCCGGTTCACATTGCCGAAGGCGTAGCTCATATGGCGGTTGGGACCGCCGAGACAGTCGGCCACGGCGTGAGCTCGATCTTTCACACCCCAGCCGCGAACGCTGGCCCGTCCGATTTCCAGTCCTACCAGGACAAGGGTGGACTCCTCACCGAGGAAGAGTTCAACCAGTTCGACGAGGGCACTCGCAAGATGATGGTGGAGCGTGCCCAGTGGCACGAGAAGCTGCAAGCTCCCGGCATCAAGCAAGGTCTCGCGGCTCTCGCCTACGGCTACCGAGGCCTGAGCACCGCTGCCATTCAGGCCTCCAACGCCAGCAACGCTGGCGCACTGAGCAAGGTGCCGGTCCTCAACCTGATCGACCCGACGTGGCTTCGTAGCGATGCGTGGTCGCAGAGCTGGCGGGATTCCCAGGACATCACGCTCGGTAACGCGATCCTCGACACCGCGTTCAATCCTTACGTCTCTGACCAGCAGCTCGAGAAGTGGCGCAAGAACTCCTCGCTGTTCCAGCTCTCCTCCTTCGGTACGGAGTTCGCAGTCGGCTGGTACGCCGACCCGGCCACCATCGCTGTGCGCAGTGCGCGCAACGTCAGTCGCGCAGCTACGCACGAGCTTCCCATCCGACAGGGCGGCAGCGTCTACAACCAGACGCTCGGTGCCCTCAAGGGGATTGAGCCGACCGGGCCACTGGCTCCGTACACCAGGGCTCGCGCCAACTCAATGATGCGCGGCATGGACGACCTCTTCGACCACGCTCGCAACGTCGACTTCGCCACGTTCCGCAAGAACAAGTCCTTCTCTGTGCGTGACATCGACGGCGATGCTGGCGCGTACGCGATCCACTACGCCGCCAACAACCTCACTGAGGCTGAGCAGGCGATCACCAAACAGGCCATGTTCGGCCACCCCGACGCGCTCAACGCGATCAACAAGTGGAAGACCACGCCCCCCGAGGAACTGCTCAAGTACAACCCGGGCGTCAAGACCTTCCTCGACGCCATCGACGCCACCAAGACCAAGCTGAGCGGCTTCCAGGAGGATCTGGAAGGCCTGCTCGCCATCGAGCCCAAGAGCTCGTACCAGGAGTGGGTGCTTCACCGGAGCACCGAGAGCAAGCAAGCTCAGATCGCTGAGGCCGAGACCAACCTCGCCAAGTACCAGGGCTACCAGTCCTGGCTGGATTCCATCGGCACCAAGTCTGGCGACTCGGCCCTGCCGATGCTCCAGAAGGCGCACGTCTCCAAGGCTGAGAAGTGGAGCGACCGCTCGAGCTCCTCGACCCGGCCTGTCGACTCGACCTTCGTCGACAACCACTTCGGCTGGACGCACCGGATTACCGAGCTGCCCAAGACGTTCCTTCTGCAGAAGGCCAATGTTGCGCCCCTGCACGATCTCGACACGACCTCGATGTCGATTGAACGACAGATCCAGCAGATCGAGCACCTGGGCTACAAGATGGATCCCGAGGTAGTCGACTCGCTCCATCGTCGTATCCATACGACGCAGGACACCTATGAGCGAATGCTCGTTCTTGCCGATCTAGACGAGACTTACGGCCTCGCTGCTATCTCCCAGAAGTACGCCCTGGACCAGGGCTTCGTCAAGCAGATCTACGACAAGTTCATCAACGAGTCCAACCGGATGAACCGCACCTTCCGCAACGGCAACGAAGGAGCCATCTACTCCACGGCTCCGACGTCAGCAGAGCGAATGGCGAGCGGTGACGGCACCGTCAAGCTCGTAGAGCGCTCGGAGGACGGCGAATACCTGACCGTCAAGATGATGGACGGCAATCAGCAGATGCGGACCATTACGGCACACAAGTCGGCCTTCGACGACCGTGGCCGCGTGGATCGCCCTGTCGACCCGACTCAGACCGTCGACTACTACGCACCGCTGGACCTGCAGAGCTTCAACAAGTTCTTCAAGGAGGACTATGAGGTTCTGCACGAGTTGCACTCCTCGTTCCTTCACGAGGGCACAGCGGCTGTCGCTCAGGCTCTCGACAAGGCCGGTAGCGCTTTCCACAAGTATTGGAAGCCCCTGCAGCTCTGGCGTGCTGGTTGGCCTATGCGCGTCCTTATGGACGAGAATGCTCGCGCTTTCGCCACTCTCGGCCCGATGCACATGATCGCTGAGTACGCGCCGACGTACGCGAAGGCGACTGCCAATGCGGTCATTGGCACCAGTCGCTTCATTGCCACGCACACGCCCTACCTGATGAAGGCGTTCCGCTCCGAGCGTGAGTTCCCCATCGGCCCGGGTCCGTTGGCCCGTGCGCAGGAGATGGACCCGTATCCGTTCGCTCGTGACGCTGCCGTAGCTGCAGCTCCGAAGGTCCCCGAGTCCCTGGCTCCGCGCTTCCGCTGGAACAACTACAAGCAAGTAGCGGCGCACGCCGCCAGGAACCGCATCCTCGAGCAGGACCGCTTCCGGATCATGAACACCCAGGGTGATGCTTCCGCTCTCGCAGCGGACATGACTCACCCCATCGAGAAGATCCGCGCCAAGATCCAGGGCTCTGACGAGCACATGGTCTTTTCTCCGATGACCGGCAATCGGATCACCACCGGCTACGTCATTCCGCTTCCGCACACGGCGATCAACTTCAACCGAGGTACGGCTATTGCCGACCGTGCTGCGCACCAGTTCTACGAGACCAACGCGAAGCTCCTCGGTTCCGAGGGCTACCGCATCATCACCACGCCCGAGGGCAAGATGATGGTCGGTCGCTGGACCCAGGGACAGGCGAAGGCTGACGAGTTCGCCACCGCCCTGCGGGACGGCGAACTGTGGGACCTGCGCACGCAGGAGCGCACGCCGTTCACTTGGCAGGACCGGCTGACGCCGGATGAGCTGGCGATGATCGAGCTCGAGCGCGGCTCACGCGCCGAGAACGAGCTGATGCACCACGAGGGTCAGGTGTTGAGTCTCGAACCCGGTATGAGCGGGTTCGACTTCCACATCGACTCGCTGAGTGAACGAGTCTCCGCGATCATGAGCAAGCGCTTCTCCTACGGCAACAAGCCGCGCAGGGTCAAGAGCGCTGACGGCAAGCGCATCGAATACTCCGGTGCCTACGCAGGTCACGAGGGTCAGCTCCAGCGGAGCCTCATCAGCTCCGAGCCGACCATGAACGCACTCTCCGAAGGACTGGGCTCTGCCCTGTCGCTGGCGCGCAAGCGTGCCAACCAGGAGAAGGTCTACGCCCCGCCCACGATGACCGCTAAGGCTCTCGAGCGTGGCTCCCTGGAGAACAAGGAAGCCGTCCAGTATTACGCGATGTGGGCCAGCCTCCTGAACCGTCAGGTCGCTCACTCGCCGGTCTGGAAGAGGATGCTCGCCGGTCACTCCGATGACGAGATCATCAACTGGCTCGACACCACGCCCGAGGGTGCGCAGGTTCGTCATCTCGTCAAGCACGAGCAGATGAGCACCGAGCAGTTCGTCCTTGAGCACCGTAACGACCTGAACTATTACCTGCCCGATGGCCTGCTGCGCAGGCAGCTCGCCAAGGGTCAGCTCAAACCGTCCGATCTCCGCAAGCGTATTGCTGACGATGACCGGCCCACGGTCTACGGCCCATCGGTAGACGTCTACGACAAGCGCACCGCCGCAGGTAAGCAACTCGACCACTTCCGTCGAGTGGCTGGCGAAGCGGTGAACAAGATCTGGTACGGCTTGGGCACCAAGCCCATCGACACGCTTTCGCGTCAGCCGTTCGCCAAGGCGATGTACGACCTCAAGATGCGCAACCTGATTAACAGCAGCAAGGCTGAGCACCTGTCCAACGACATGATCGCCATGTACCAGGATCAGGCGCAGCGTTTCGCACGCGATCAGGTCAACCGCGTCCTGTGGGATCTCACCGAGTCCGGCAACTTCACTCACGCCATCCGCTTTATCGCCCCGTTCTGGGGCGCTCAGCAGGAGGCGATGGTCAAGTGGGCACGGATCATCATGGATCGTCCTGAGACGCTGGCCCGGTTCTACAATGGGCAGCGTGCGCTTTACAGCAACCTGATTGTCACCGACGCACAGACTGGCGAGCAGAAGAAGTCGGCCACTGGCAAGTTCGAGTACAGCCCCACCGATCTGATTACCTTCCGCATCCCTAAGGGACTGCAGAAGGGTCCGCTCAAGTACGCCGACAAGTTCAAGGTTCCGATTGCCTCGGCCAACGTCGTACTCCAGGGCGAAACGCCACTGTTCCCTGGTGCAGGGCCTATCGTCACCGTCCCGGCTGACAAGTTCCTTCGTCTCGTCGGAGGCCCTGGAAAGGGCACTCAGTGGGACCAGAACGGTATCTACCGCTGGCTGTTCCCCATTGGCCGTCCCCAGCACGGAGGCGCCAAGGGCGTCCTCGAGCAACTGAGCCCCGGCTATGGCCGACGTCTCATGACGCTGATGGACAAGAACGGCAAGGACTACCAGAACACCATGTTCGGTATCGCCCGGGAGATGCAGCAGGACTGGATCGACGGGAAGAGGCCGGACGAGCCGACCGACGCGGAGATCCGCAAGGCGACCGACAACTTCCTCCTCCTGCGCACTGTCGTTGGTCTCACGGCCCCGACCCAGATGCAGTTCCAGTCGCCCCACCAGTTCTGGATCGACCAAGCTCACAACTACAAACAGCAGTACGGCGCCGATTGGCAGGAGAAGTACATCGAGGACTTCGGCACTGCCTACACCAACTACATGGTGTCCTCGAGCAACGCTGTCATTGACGTTCCGCCGACTGAGCTCGGCATGGAGGAGTGGGCACAGAACCGCGACCTGATCGCCAAGTACCCCACCTGGGCACGGGCGATCATCGGGCCTGACGCCTACACCGGCTTCTCTCAGGACGTCTACAACGCTCAGTTCGACACGTCGATCAGTAGCACAAACACGCAGTCCCTGCGTCAGTCCTCTCCTGTCCAGGAGCGTTTTGCCGAAGGCGAGCGCATCGCTGGCTGGAACGAGTACCGCAAGTTCAATGCGGCTCTCGAGGCCGAGCTCTACAACCGTGGACTGCACTCGCTCCAGCAGAACGGAGCAGAGGATCTGGTCAACGCGAAGCGCGCAATGGTCGCCATGCTGACGGACAAGTACCACGCTTGGCGTGTCGAGTACGACTCCTACGCCGACGACACCTATGAGCGCGTTCACCAGCTCCAGCAGTTCGCCTTCGACCCGATGTTCGACAACCGCCCTGACATGCAGGGCGTCCGGCAGTACCTCATGATCCGCAAACTGGTCACCGATCAGCTCGACGCCTATGGCGCAGCAGGCGGGTCGCGGTCCCTGCAGAACACGTCTGATCCGGCAATTGCTCCGCTGCGCGAATGGTTCTACACGCAGGTCGGACAACTGATCCAAGCCAACCCCAGCTTTGGGGATTTCTATTCACGTTTCCTTGATGGAGACACGCTCGAAAAGGGTGGGGGTGACTACATTCAATGACCGACACCAACGGTGATGGCATTGACGATGCCCTTCAAGGCAATAGCAGTGCCATGAGTGCCTACATGGCACAGCTCTCACAGGGCGGATACCTGACCCCCGGTGGAGGCGTGCCGTCTCTGGGGATCCCTGGCAACACGGCCTCAGCCGACAATCCGCTGATCTACCTGGGGACTCGGGACGTCTCGGCTATTCCGGGAAACGGGTACATGCACATCGGTATTGGCGACTTCGCTACCACCAAGGCGCCCGATACTGCAACGCCCGAGCAGATGCTCCAGAACCTCGAGCATATGTCGATCCCGGAGCAGCACAAGCTGTACGCCCAGCTACTGATCGCAGGGTTCAGCGGATCCACGGTTCCGCTCAACAAGATCGCTGAGGAGGTCAAGAACAGCGCCTTCCAGGATCTCGCTGCGTCGTATCAGTCCTTCCTGCAGGACTTGGCCGAGCGCTACTCCACTCGCGGCCAGGAGATCACCCCTGACGAGCTCCTGAAACAGCGGATCGCGTTCCGCTTCAAGGCGGCAGGGATCGACTGGAATGGCAACCTCGACAGCCTGAGCCTGAGCAACATCACCAAGCTCACCGAGGACCCCGCAGCTTCTCTTGCTGGGACACGAACTTCTTCGTACACATCGAAGGACTTCATGGATCCGATGGATGCCAAGGCCCTGGTCAGGGCCACGCTCCAGAGGGAACTGGGCCGGGATCCGACCGCCGCAGAGTATGAGGACTTCGTTTCCGCGATCCACGGCGCGCAGGCGCAGGACCCCAGCCGGACCACGCAGACCGTCACGACCGATGACCAAGGTCGAGTGATCTCGCAGAACTCCGTCACGCACGAGGGTATGTCTGCCGCAGGCGTCGGCCAGCTCGCCCTCGAGAGGGCGCAGCGGCAGCCTGACTGGGCTGAGTGGCAGGCGATGGGCACCTACGCCCCGGCCCTCTTCGCGGCTCTTGGCTCAACCGTCCCCGGGACCTGACCGTGGCGGATTGGACTCAGGAACAGATCAACAACGCAGCGATCATCTATCAGGTCGGCGTCAAGATGGGCATGTCGACCAGGGATATCCAGATCGGGCTCATTACGGCCCTCGTGGAGAGCCGACTGGTCAATGTGAACTACGGGGACAGCGACTCTCTCGGGCTGTTCCAGCAGCGAACCTCGCAAGGCTGGGGTACCCCTGAGCAGATCATGGACCCGCGCTACGCGGCGTCCCAGTTCTTCCAGCACTTGAAGTCCCTCGGGGACAAGCGCTACCAGATGACGATGGGCGAGGCCGCTCAGGCGGTCCAGCGTTCTGCATTCCCTGATCGCTACGGCGAAGAGATCGGCAATATGCGCGATCTCTGGCCTTCGGTTCAGAAGGCCGGTGGCGCACCGCCGCAGTCTCTTGATGGCGGCGCTTATCCGACCATGCCGTCAGTTGACACCACCAGCGTCTACGACGCTCTGACTCAGAGCATGTCGGCAGACTCAGCACTCCCGCCCTCGGCATCGCAGATGCTCGGCGCGTGGGGGATGCCCAGTGCAGACATGAGCTCGGGCCTCGGGACCTTCATCAGCCCCACGACGAACCAGACCACGATCCAGCCCCTGATGGAAACACAGGGGTCCTACGTCAAAGGCGTGGACGGGTGGCGCAAGGCGGTCCTGGAGTACGCGAAGGGTGCCGTAGGCGTCCCGTACGTCTGGGGTGGGACCAATCTCAAGACCGGCGTGGATTGCTCTGGCTTCATTCAGAGCGTCTTCGCCAAGGCAGGCATCGACCTGCCCCGCATCTCGTACCAGCAAGCCAACCTCGGAGCTCGAGTCGGCTACGGCGGTCTCCAGCCCGGAGACCTGATCGGCTGGGACAACTCTTCGAGGAACAGCGGCGCTGACCACATCGCCATGTACCTCGGCAATGGACTCATGATCGAGGCCCCACGTCCGGGGCTGAGTGTTCGTATTCGCCACATTGGCAAGGACTTGGAAGGCGGTTGGGGGGTGCATCTCGACTATGGCGCCTCAAACTAAGAAGGGTTCAGGCAAGGACAAGATCAACCAGGATGAGATCGAGCAGGAATACGGTCTCTCCTATGCCCTCTTCCAGGCCTTTCCAGAGCTCAAGGCTCTGCTGAACAAGGCCGTTGGCGGCGGCTGGGACGCTAGTCGTTTCCAGGTAGAGCTTCGCCAGACCGAATGGTTCCAGAACCACAATGACATCTGGCGCCAGAACACCGCGCTCAAGTATTCAGACCCGGCGACCTACCAAGAGCGTCTTGCGAACAGTCTGACGATGGTCCAGAACCTCTCGGCAGCCTTCGGAGGATCCTTCACCAAGGACGGCCTGAGCAGGCTCGCGGAGCGATCTCTCCTCTTCGGCTTCTCCGAGGATCAGATCCGCGACATCATCGCCAATCACGTCAAGCCCAGCGACACGGGCCACTACGGGGGCCAGCTCTCGGCCATCGAGGGCCAGCTCCGTGCCACTGCGCTGCAGAACGGCGTGCGCCTTGGTGATGCTCAGTTCAAGAACTGGATGCAGCAGATCGTTCGAGGCAACGCCTCGCAGGACCAGTACGAGACGTTCATCCGGGACACCGCCGCCAAGACGTTCGGCGCCTACGGCGACCAGATCAAGGGCGGGATGAACATGGCTGATCTCGCCACTCCCTACATGAACTCGATGGCTCAGATTCTCGAGATGAACCCCGCCTCGCTCGACATGTTCGACCACACCATCCGGAAGGCTATGGCCGGAGTCCGCGACGACAAGGGCAACATTCAGCCGATGTCGATTACCGACTTCGAGGACAGCCTTCGCCAGGACAAGCGGTGGCAGTACACCAAGCAAGCCAAAGACTCAGCGACCGACTGGACTCGCGCACTTAGCAAGATGTGGGGTCTCGGGTAATGAGTACGTTCAATCCTTATCAGTATTCGGGCTCTGCGTGGACTGGCCAGATCGGTCAGACCTCGACCGGGCGAGAGCCAGGGACCTGGGGACAGCCCACCGACCAGGGGCATATTCACCCGACGTCCGGGAGTACAGGGTCAGGTACAACCACCACTCCCCCGCCCACAGCTCCCAGTCAGAGCGCACTGGACATTCTGACCAACTGGTTCCAGCAGAACCTGCAGCTCGGCAACTCTGCCGAGATTGTGCAGATCATCCATGACGCTTGGATTAAGGGCTACACCCCGGCTGACATCGACATGTTTCTGCCGGACATCGAGAAGACTCAGGCCTTCCAGACCCGCTTCCCTGGCTACCAGACAGCCGTCAAGAACGGCTACCTCACAGGTGGCGTGGGAGGTCTGTCCCAGTATCTGCAGCTCGAGGGCCAGTACCGCTCCATCATCGCCAACGCAGGTCTCCCGGTCGGCTTCTACGACGACCCTTCCGACTTCGGAGCGTTTATCGCCGGAGGCAAGTCCCCCGCCGAGATCGAGTCTCGAGTAGGTATGGCCGTCCGTATGGCCCAGCAGATCGACCCGACCATGCGGAACCTGATGGCGAAGTTCTACGGCCTCTCCACTGGCGACGTCGCTTCGTACTTCCTCGACAAGGACCGCGCACTCCCGGTCATCGAGCGCCAGTTCAACAGCGCTGGCGTTGCTAGCTGGGCTTCACGCTTTGGTTTGAACACCAACGACATCACCCACTACGAAAACCTCGTAGACAAGGGTGTGACCGAGCAGCAGGCCTCTCAGGGCTACGGCGCCGTCAAGGCGCTCAACGACTACCTGAGCCGCACTGCTGGCGTCTACGGAATGCAGTACAACCAGACCGACGCAGAGAACGACGTCTTCTTCAACGACTCGACCAAGCGCCGCAAGATCATCGCTGGCGAGCAGGCCCAATTCGGTGGCAGCTCGCAAGGCTCTACGGGCTCCGCGCAGCGGACCTCGTACTAATCCACAAACTCCCCCACGCAAGGCGCCGTCCTTTGCGTGGGGCGTATTAGACGGCATCACCTGGAGCCACTAGCCCTCCCCTTGGGGGCCAAGTGCGGCCAGACAAACAGAAACAAGGAGGTCCGCGTGAGCGGCTACAACTATGGTTCCGATTCCGATTTCGAGGACAACGGTCCCGGGAGCGGCGGAAGCGGTTTGCGCAAGATGCTGGAACAGGTGCTCGAGGAGAACAAGAAGCTCCGCGAGTCCATTGAAGGCAAGGAACGCGCAAAGACCGTTACCGACTTGCTCAAGGAGAAGGAGCTAGACCCGGCAATTGCACAACTCATCCCGGCTGACGCCGACCCCGCCAAGTGGCTTGAAGAGAAAGCGCATCTCTTCGCAACCGGCTTCGAGCGTGGCGACGGTAAGCAAATGGATCGTCAGGACCTGAACAAGGATCTCCAGGTTGACGAGCCATCGGAAGAGGACATCGCCGTGCTGCTCGAGGAGCAGCGCGCCCTTGATGCCATGAGCAATGCGCAGCAGTCGGGCACCCCAGCCAGTGTCTCGAATGATCTTCTGGAACAGCTCAACAAGTTCCAGGGATCCGAAGAGGAACTCTTGAAGTTCCTCGGCCAGAATGGAGCTGCAAACTCCTTCTGATTCGGGCAAAGGCTGGTTACCCAGCCCTCTAACCCGAAAGGATAATCGGTGGCTAACGCCTATACCGACATTACCTCGGGTTCTTCACTCGGTCTTACCCTTGTCAAGACTGGTTACGAGAAGCTCGTTGCTTTCAAGCTGCGTTCCGAGCCTCTCTTCCGCCGAGTGGCAGACACCCGAGCTACTGCCCTGACCAACCCGGGCAGCACGGTTGTCTTCGATATCTACAACGATCTCGCAGACGACCTCACCAACATCTCTGAAACGGTCAACCCTGACTCCGTTGCCATTCCCTCGGCCTCCGAAGTCACCGTGACCCTGAACGAGATGGGCACCACGGTCATCCCGACCCTGCGCCTGCGTACCCTCACCTTCTCGGACGTCGACCCGGCAGTGGCGAACATCGTCGCTCGTCAGCTCGCGTCCTCGGTGGACTCCCGCGTGCGTGCCGTTCTGGATGCCGGTACCAACGTCGCTCGCTCGAACGCTGGCGTTCCGAGCACGTCCAAGGCCCTCAACACGCTCACCACTGGTGACACCTTCAAGTCTGCTATCCCGCAGACCCTGGTCGCCAAGATGCGTGGCGCCAACGTCATCGAGAAGATGGACGGCAACACCTTCGGGTGCTTCATCCACCCCGATGTCGCTTACGACTTCCGTCGTGAGACTGGCGAGCTGGGCTGGCGCTACCCCCACAACAACGTCTCTCCCGAGGCGCTGTGGAAGGAGCAGGTCGGCGTCTTCGGTGGCGTCTCGTACATCGAGAGCCCCCGTTGCAAGGTTGCCGCTGATGGCGCGGCTGCCAAGAACGTGTACCGCGCTTACCTCTTCGGTGCGCAGTGCCTTGCCGAGGTTGTGGCGATCGAGCCGCACCTTGTCATCGGCCCGGTTGTTGACCCGATGATGCGGTTCCGTCCGCTGTCGTGGCACGGCCTCGCCGGTTGGTCGGTCTACCGTCAGGAAGCTCTCTGGCGCATCGAGACCGTTTCCAGCATCGACGTCATCTGATTCTTTCAGTTGCGTCAAAAGGGGCGCCCCTTCGGGGGCGCCCTTCCCAATTCTTCCAGGAGTAGGAATGCCAACGTTCCAGCCACCAACCTACGAGGCTCCCATGCGGACCCTCGTGAAGCCGCTGTGCTATTTCCGACTTACCGAGAGCCAGTCAGTTCTCAAGGTTGCCGGTCACTACGTGACCCAGAAGACCCTCTATGGCGGCGATCTCGTAGGTCTGGTCGACGGCGTGGACTACTTCGTCGGCGGTCACGTCTACACCGTGACTACCGCAGTTGGCAACGCTCTTGTTGCAGACGGATACACGGTGACCTGATGGCCTGCGCCTCGAGCTGCAAGACACAGGATCACGAGAGCTATGGCGCTTGCCTTCGAGCCAAGAACCTCAAGACGAACGCGCTGAATCCAGAAGTCCTCAGCGCTCAGCGAAGCGCAGATAAATCGCTAGATAGATATGCGAATGCCAGGAAGCAAGGCATTCAGCCCCGCAGTACACGGCCCGGTGACATTGACCGGGCCGTTCGCATTTCCAACGAAACCGGCACCGCTTTCCAGGCGTAAGGATCACAATGCCTCTCTCTAACACCTACAAGTCCGGCGCCGAGGGCGCGTACGGCAATGCGGCCATTGATGGTTCAGCGATCACCAGTGCCGCACGTACGACCAACGGCAACGGAAACCCGTTCTCCACGTACTCGCCTCTGGCGGGAATGATTCTCTATACCAACGTCACTGCCGCCTCCGGCACGACTCCACAGCTCACTGTGAAGCTCCAGGACTCGCCTGACGGTGGGGTTACTTGGTACGACGTTGCCAGCGCTACGGCGCTGACCGGCGTGAGTACGCAGGCGTTCCGGATCAACCTCTCCTCCACTCCCGCTTCGGACCTGCTGCGGATCGCGTGGACGATCACCGGCACCACGCCCTCCTTCACCTTCAAGGTCGACACCTATGGGAGTCGACAGGGATGACCAACTACTCCAAGGCCGACACCAAGACTCAGTGGTTCCAGGACGACTTCCCTGGCGCTGACATGAACCTGTCTGAGGCCACGGAGGTTGTTGTCCTGCACACCACCGAGTCCTCGAGCTGGCCGGGTTACGACGGCGGCTCCAAGGCGCCCACGTACACCGCCATGCCGGATATCGCCAACCGCAAGCTGATCTGGCGTGGGCACTTCCCTGACGAGAAGAGTGCTCGAGCTCTAGTCAATGCCACTGGTGGCGTCGAGACCAACACGCTCAACTGCGTACAGGTCGAGATGGTCGGTACGTGCGACCCCAAGCACAGCGTGAGCTGGGATGGCCTCAAGGCTGGCGTGGACTACATCTACTGGCCCGACGCGCCCTACTGGGCTCTGCGCGCCGTTGCTGACTTCCTGGCCGACCAGCATATTCGCCACGGGCTACAGCTCCGCACCCTGCCCTTCCTGGCGTACCCGGCCTCCTACGGGGCCAACGCCGTACGCCTGACCGGCTCTCAGTGGCGAGCCTTCGCTGGCGTCTGTGGGCACCAACACGTCCCCGAGAACGTCCACGGCGACCCGGGCGACATCGACATCGCTGCGATCCTCAAGATCGCCAAGGAGATCGTCGACATGCGACTGAATCCCAAGCGTCCTGTCCTGCGCGTAGCCACCGTCAACCTCCGTGAGCACAACCCTTCGCTGGGCGATGCTCTGACTCTTCTCGTCAAGCAAGACGCCGATGTCATCTGCGTCCAGGAGGCCGCAGGAGCGCACGCAAAGATCCAGGCGGCACTGGGTGGCACTCACCGCCACTTCGGCTCCGAGGGTGGCTCTCACGGCCACCGAGAGGTCCAGCTCTGGATCCGCAAGGACATCAAGGTCTTCGATCACGGCGAGTTCCAGGCCACCAAGTTCATCCCTGCTCCGCACAACCTGTCCCACGACCGTTGGGTCTCGTGGGCCTTGGTCGAGTGGGCGGGTCATCGCCTGAACCTTGTGGCGTGGCACGCCAATGCAGGCATTCAGGACAAGCAAGGTCGGCCTAAGTGGTCCCTGGCTCGCACCCACGAATACCGCAAGGAGATCGTGGCGCTCGAGGCGTTCCTTAAGGGCCAGCAGGGCGGGGGCTTCGCTCCCATCATCGGTGGCGACACTAACTACAACAGTGCTCGTGCGCTCAAGTTCCTGCACCGGCTGTGGAAGTTCTCGCCCAATCGCATGTTCGCACGCCTTGGACTCCGTTCCCGGGCATCCAACCTCGACAAGATCGCGTGGCCTGACTTTCTGAACGAGGCCGGTCACCACACCGTCCAGGCTCCCGGCTGTGACCACCGCTGGCTCTTTGTTGACCTTGAGGCAATGAAGTGACGACCTACGCGGATCTCGTCAACTCGATCAACGCTTCTCTGCACTCCTATTGCAACACCCAGGAGCGGGTCACTTGGCTCACGTCTGCCATCAATGACACGACTTCGACCACCTTCGCCGTCAACAACTCAGACGGCGTTATGCGTGGCATTGCCGAGATTGATGACGAGCTGGTCTACGTCTACACGTCCGACAGTGGTGGCCTGCAGCTCATTCCGAATGGGAGGGGCTACCGAGGTAGTACGGCGACCACGCACGCAATCAACAGCACCGTGACGATTGATCCAGTCTTTCCTCGGCACGAGATCAAGAAGGCGATCAATCAGGCCATTGATGGCCTATACCCGACGCTGTATCAGATCAAGAAGACGACCTTCGTCTTCACGACTGCGCAGTCCGGCTACGACATGCCTGCCGATTGCGACGGGATCCTCGAGATCAAGTGGAAGGTGCCGTCTCCCCTCAATGACTGGCAGCGCCTCTTCCAGTGGAGCTTCGACACGAATAGCCAGGACTCGGCAGGGAACAAGCTCTCGCTCTACGACATGGTGCTCCCTGGCGCCACTGTCCAGGTTGTCTACAAAGCGGACTTCACTAACTTCGCTTCCGACTCCGACACCTTCGCAACGGCAGGACTCTCCGAGTCCTATGCCGACCTTCTCAGCTTTGCGGTCACGTCTCGGATGCTGCGCTTCCTCGAGCCTGCTCGGGTGCAGACCATCTCGGTCGAGAACGTCTCCCGAGCTCAGGTGACACAGGCCGGGGATGCCGCTCGCGTGGCTAACCAGCTCTACGCCATGTACCAGCAGCGACTCTCCGAGGAGCGCAAGCGTCTCCTCGAACTGTCTCCCGCTCAGATGAACTTCCAGCGATAAGGCATATTGATGGGCCTCCGGTATTACGCCAACGCGCCAGCTACGACGCTGGCTTCGTCCTGCACGAACGTCGCCACGACTATGGTCGTGACCGCGACTACGGGTTTCCCGATCACGTATCCCTACACACTGATCGTCGACCGTGGCCTCGCCACGGAAGAGGTTGTGTCCGTGACCAACGCTGCTGGCACGACACTGACCGTTACTCGTGGCTATGACTCAACCACCGGGTTCGCTCACTCGGCTGGCGCCTCCGTAGTCCACGGCTTCTCGGCCATTGATCCTCGAGAAGCCAATGCTCACGTCAATGCGACTACGGGCGTCCACGGCATTGCTGGTGCCGTTGTCGGCACGACCGACGCGCAGACACTGACGAACAAGACCCTCGGCACGACCAACGTCATCAACGGCTTCACCGCCTCGCGCTTTATGGAAGCTGATGGCACGGGCAAGATCGTCTCCGGCTCCAAGACCATTCCGACCGGCACGGTCGTTGGTACATCAGATGCTCAGACGCTGACTACTAAGACCATTGCCCTGGGCAGCAACACCGTCTCTGGCACCAAGGCTCAGTTCGATACTGCCTGCACCGACGCTGATTTCGCTTCGCTCGCCGGAACTGAAACCCTGACCAACAAGACGCTGACTACTCCGCAGATTGCTCAGATCAACTCCACGACTGGCAACCTCGCGTCGACCACGCACGAAGGCGTGGCATCGGCAGTTAACTACGTACGTCATGTCAACTCGGCTACGGGTGGGGCGGTGTCGGTCGGCGCTGGCGGCACCGATGCCAACGTTTCTATCAACCTGTTCTCGAAGGGCACTGGCTCCGTTCTAGCGAACGGCAACGTCGTTGTCGATGTCTCGTCCACTCAGACGCTCACCAATAAGACACTTACTACTCCGGTTATTGGCGGGTCCACGCTTACGCAGATCCAGAAGGGCAATGCGACATGCTCATTCTCTGCCTCGGCTGGACCTGTCACGCAGGCAGTCACCTTCGCGCAAGCGTTCTCGGTGGCTCCTGAGGTCAGTATCGGGTCGCAGCACGCGACCACGATCTTCTGGGCTACGTCGATTACGACCACCGGCTTCACGCTGAACGCTCGGCAGTATGACAGCACCGCTCGCACGCTGTCGGCAGTGGCTTCCTGGATTGCGATGGTCTGATGACGGGCATTACTGACCGCCTTCCTACACCGCTCTCTGAGCGGCTTGCCTCCGCTTCACAGTCCATCTACTCCCGGCAGGGCCGGGAGGTTGACATTGCCATCGGTGGCATCCCGTTCCGCCTCGCCACGTCCCGGGACTTCCCTCAGTCGGTCAAGACGATTCCTGTCCGCAAGGACCAGTTCGACTCTGAGGCTGACCCTGGTGAGCAGTCGCTCACCGGCTGGTGGCGCCGGTCTCAGTCCTCGTGGCACGAGGGCGCAGGCTCGCTCTACCAGGAGTCCAACGACTCCAACAAGGCCAACGTGAGCTTCTACGACTCTCGAGGGGTCGACGTCTTCACACAGGGCCAGTTCAAGCTCATCAAGAAGATGAACGTGTCCACTCGGGGTGCGTCCACGCTAAGCAACATCAGCGTCTATGCGGGTGGAGTGAGCGCGATTGGCTCCAACGGGAGTCTCTGGACCGCGCCCGATCCCAGCGGAACCTTCACTGATGCTATTGGATTCACGAACCTCTCCTGTGGCTTCATTAGCAATACGACATTCTATGTTGGTAAGAGCTTCGGCGGCTACGTCTACGTCGGAGACCTTTCGGCTCCAGGGGCAGCTCGAAGCTACCCTGGAACCAATGGGATTAGTCGCATCATGTGGGGCAAGGGTCGCCTCTGGATCATGCGATATGGCAGCATCTGTACCGTTGACACAACTGCCGCGACTGGCACGCCTCAGTCGCTGGTTTACGGAAATCCTGATGTCGGTTGGGGATTTACCTGCATGGCCGAAGGCCCAAGTGCCATGTACTTCGCCGGACACAACAGCATCACTTCGAGCATCATGGCTATCACTCTTGACGCCAGCGGTGGCATTCCGACCCTCAGCGCCGCTGCCAATACGGCCATCTTCCCTAACGGTGAGCAGGTCCAGGAGCTTGCAGTCCTTGCCGGTCAGTACATTGGCATTGGCACGAACCGAGGATTCCGTGTTGGTCTCATCAACTCGACCAGTGGTGCCATCACCTACGGTCCTTTGATAATCGAACCGGCAGGCGTCACCGCCTGCACGGCACTGACTACTCAGGGCAAGTTCTTCGTGGTGGCGTTCCAGACTAGTACGAATGAGTCCATCGCCTATCGCGTGGACACGAGCACTCCGCTTGACGGTGGCGTCTTCCCGTATGCCGCTGACATCGACCTTGGGATCGTCGGCAATATCAACTCCCTGGCTGCAGTCAGTAGCTCTCGGCTCGTTGCTACTGGCTCCACTGGCGAGGCCTACAATCAGTCGACCACCGATTATGTGTCGACCGGCTACCTGCAGACCGGGCGCATTCGGTATCACATGACCGAGCCCAAGCTGTTCAAGTACGTCAATGTGGAGATCGCTCCCTTGCAGGGAGCTATCCAGGTGGACCTCATCAACGATGGGAACACGACCCTCCCGGTCGGCAACATCACGAAGCAAAACGACATCTTCGTGGACAGGTTCCTCATCAACGCTGTGACCACCCTGCGCTACGCGAGCTTGAAGTTCACGCTCACGCCGAAGACGGGCACTCCCGACGCAACTCCGATCATCTACTCGTACCTGCTCAAGGCACTCCCCGCCGTTGCTCCGCAGCGGCTGATTACCGTGCCACTCCTCTGTTTCGACCGCGAGACCTCCATCTCAGGTCAGCAGTACGGAGCCCTGGGGTACGCGAATGACCGCGTGACCGCACTCCAGCTCCTCGAGAGTCTTGGCGACACCCTGGTCTATCAGGACTTCACCACGTCTAACTCGACCGGACAGATCGTGACAATCGAATCCGTGGAATACGTGCAGACCTCACCGCCTGCGGCAGACCGATCCGGTAACGGAGGCGGCATTGTCATCCTGCAGCTTAGGACGGCAGATACGTGATCGCCGTAATTGGGGGGACTCTTGCCGCAATCTTGAGCACTTGTGCTCTGATCGGATTGGCTGTGAAATTCATTCTAATGCCATATATCCGAGAGAATGTAATTAAGCCTATTCATGAAACGCATAGGCAAATGACCGTGAATAGTCACGCTTCTTCACCGCCGACATTCCTGGATCTGATGGACGACAAGTTCGTCGCCCTCGAGCGCGCCGTCAATGGTCGCCTCGAGAACATGAACAATACCCTGCTAATGCACATAGTGACTGGACATGGAAATGCTCAAGGATATTCTGACTCCCAAGAGTCGTAAGATCGCCTATCTGATCTTCGCCATTGTTGGCGTTGCGCTGGGCGCCACGGTGGCCGGTTTCGCTGCCGCTGCCGTTGCCATTCCGATGGTCGTTAAGGTCGCCCTGGCGGTCTATTCGTACCTTGGTGTCGCTTTCGGGTTCACGGCGGCTGCCAATACCCCCTCTGAGACGCCTCAGAATCGAATCTGAGGCACTTTCAGGCATGGGGTGGGCACGGATACCAAGACGCTCCCGAAAGACGCTCAGAGCGGCACTTGCCTGGACAGGCTTCTGGACTGCCTTCGGCGTCCTTGACGCCGTGGTTCCGGTGCCGTTCTCGCAGACCATCAGGGAAGTCTTCAATGTTGGAGATCCCAGAGGTCGGAGGAACTTCCTCATCGTGTTAGGCCTTGCCTCTGTCGGCTTTGCTGCACATATCTTGAATAAGTAATACTCTTCGTAATGAAGAACAAAAGCCCCCCGCTTAATTGCGGGGGCTTATTGCTATTTAGGTGGTGTTTTCTTTTGCTTGATCTCGTCCAGGGATGAGACCTTGAATTCCGAGCGAGGCGACAGAGGTTGCCACTCACCCTTCTCTTCCCGCAGTGCCTCGAGCTTCCCCGAGTGACGCTGACAGCGATCCAAGACTTTCATTCCATCTTTGTAACCAACGGTGTACCGCTGACCGTCTGCCCCGCAAACGTCACAGTGGAACGCTTCTAGCGTCACCCTCACCATGCTTCACATCTCCTAGCTCCAAGACGACTCCCTCCCCGCGATCAGGGAACATGGGCTGACCTGCAAGTAGATCGTTTCGTACCTTACGGTCAAGGTCCAATCGCAAGTAGACCTCAGTGGTGGCTATCTTGCTGTGGCCCAGCATGGCTTGGCAAACACGAATAGCGCGGTCGTGTCCGACGCTAGTCAGTTGGTTGTAGAGCGCCACGGCTCCAGAACGACGAAGGGTGTGTCCTCCTTCCTGGGGCTGGAAGTAGCCAGCCTTGAGCAAGGCGTGCTTGATGAGCACGTCCACTCTCGCCCGGGTGTTCGGATAGAAGTCTCCGTAGTCGACCATCTCGAGTTTGCGCTGACCTACGCCAGTGAAGCTGGGGCGGTTCCTGGCCGGGATGATGTAGTTGCTCGGCGCCGGAATTGTCCCGACAAGTCCGGCGTACTCAAGACGCCAGCGCTTCAACTCGTGCTCGAGTTCCGTGCAGACGGGCAGAGTGTCGAGAGTCTTGGTCTTCTCGCGGAAGACTTCGATGGTCCCCATCTGCTCATTCCAATCCTGCCAGCGGAGCATGGTGATCTCCGAGCGCCTGAGGAAGAGGTAGAGCCCGATAGCCAGGACTGGCCTAGTACGCGGGTCCTTGTAGTCACCCTCAAGGAACGTCGAGAAGTCCGACTGAGGGATAATGAGCCGCTTCCTCGGCGGCACTCGCAGAGGCTTCCGGTCTTCAAGGAGGTTGGCAGAGCGCGACAGATACCCACGGTTCTGACACCACTTGAAGTACATCGACAGGATGGACTGAGCCCTGTTGCACGTACCGGGAGCCCAGTTCGTGCGGTTCTGCCAGAACATGTCCAGGTGCTGTGGCCGTAGGCGAGCCGTGCTGATATTCCCGACGTCGGCCAGGAGGTACTGCAGGGCTTGCTTGTCTCCGTAGATGGTGCTCTTAGAGACGCCTCGAGCTGCGCGGTCGCGCAGGTAGGCGTTGATGGTGTCTGAGAGATCCATCAGTCCCCGATCCCGAGCGCGGTCTTGACGGCGGCGAGGGCGTCGAAGAATCCGTCGTGGTAGGAGCAGTACCGACCCTCGTCCGGCGTCGCTGTCCCGAGTCCCCAGACGTGGAGGTTGCAGCCCTTGAGTTGGCAGACCCTGTGCGCCCACTCCGGGTGCACGGACTTCTTGTCCACTTCGGGCACTCGCTCCTGCGCCTTGGCCGCATTGTCCAGCCGCTCCACGAGCGCGGCAGCGATGACCTGCGCGACGTCCTGAGCGGCGTGCAGGCGAAAGTCGGCGAGTCTGACGCGGGTTTCGTTGTCAGTCTCAAACGCCGGGCTTGGCGTCCACGGCTCAAGTGCCTCGGCCAGCACCTCGACCAGCCACTGCGGCGCGGTCATGCGGCACACACCTTGCTAGGCGCACGCTTGAACCAGCGGTAGTACAGCCACCACTGGCTCCACTCGGTGCCGTTGTACCAGCGGAACCGATACCAGATCTCGTAGTAGGGCCTATCCAGGTCACAGCGCACCCTGGGGGTCTCACTCATAGTCTCGCAGGGCGCGTCAATCGACCTGATCCACTCACTGCGGCAAGCATCAGGCGGCGCACTCTGTCCGCCGATCCAGCTCCGAGTAGCCTTCGCAGGAGCCATCCATGTCATGACCACTACCAGGAGCGCCAGGGGCAGCATCACTCTCTTCATCACGCACCGTCCTCAGCCAGCAGGGCGCGGAGTTCGCCACCACACCCGTTGATGCCGTACTCGTAGTCATCAGGCACGTCGATTTTTCCCGGGACGGGGTCCGTTGTGCAGTCGAACCGCGCCCACTTGTCAGCCAGCGCCTCGATCCCGGCGCGGAGACTGTCCCGCTCGGCCTCGGCCTTCTCAGCACGGCTCTCCGCATCGCGCAAGGCACCCGTATATGCATCCGTCGCCTGCTCTGCGATCATCTCCGCGACTAGCGGAGCGAGGACGTCGGCAACGACGTGCCACATCGTCTGCTGGCGGTCGCTCTGAGTGTCGTTGAGCGACAGACCCGCTTGCCAGCCGCACTTGCACCAGACGGGACTCGGGTAGTGCTCAGCCAGTACCTCGGCCAGCAGGTCGCGCTGCTCAGGCGTCAGGTCCGACATGGGTTCCTCCTGTGCTCTGTAAGTAGGGATGCAACGTTGTCACGTTGCATACACGCAACTTTAGCACAGGCACAGTAGTTGCAACTATGCCCTACTAAACGCCTGTGCCTGACCTGCTGTTGCGGGTGACGAGAAAAAATGTCAGACCTGACACGAAACCGCAAAACTTGTCTCTGTGTCAAGATTGTGTGACACTAAGTTTCATGCCAGCACGAGTGCTACCCCCGACCATTGAGCTCAAGGCCATGATCGAGCGCGGGATGACGCACGCCCAGATTGCTGACGCCATCTCGCAGAAGACGGGCTACCCCGTCAGTCGATCCACAGTGTCCGCTGCACTGCATCGGGCCTCGGCCACGAACCCTGCGAAGAAGTACCCCAACGAGATCCCCTGGACCGTGCGCGAAGAACACGCCACCCACTACGCAGCTCGGATGCTGCGCCTGCTGGGTCGACGCCACCAGGGCGTCCGCAACTCCAAAGAAGCCGATGACCGGCTGAACTCCTGGCTGAGCAAGCTCGAGGCCAGCGGAGCTGTCGTGGTCTACGTTCCGGAGACCCCGGAGGGGTTCTTCTACGTGCAGGGCACGCCTGACGTGCCCGGTATCCCGGTCTCAACCGTGGAGATCTGATCTCAACAAAGTTTTGTCGGTGAGACTCCTACACTGTTTTTAGGTGTAGTTAGAGGCGGGGCTTCGGAGCCACCGCCCCGCCGATGAGAGAGGGCGACGGCGCCAAGCCGTTCGCCCTTACCTATTACTAGTAACTACTACGGGAAGCCCTTAGGGGCTTCCCTTTATCTATGTAGAAGGTCGGTCGAGTTGCTCGCTCGTACCTCGCTCACAACTCTCCCTCTCGCCGCGAAAAAGTTCCGTCGAAAAAAGTTCCATGCAACCCTTGTCCAGCCTTTTGCGTGTGCTAGGGTTGCACCAGCAAGTCTGGAACTTGACTTAGAAGTTGCCCGGTTTTGACCCACGGCCCGGTCTAGACGTGCTATGAACCGCTTGGAGGATCTTGGTCGCCTCACTCGAGAGACGACCTCTCGGAGACTGGGAGAAGTTGGGATGGAAGTTCCGTGTTGGTCAGGCGAGTTTCATCGCCTGAACGATGGGGTGTACGTCATGTGCATGTCGGTCCACGACGAGCGCAGTATCACCCCGCCACCAGGGCTCGCCCTGGTCAGTGAAATGGAGACCTTTGGCGGCGAAGCCACGGCCTACGTATACATGAAGATCGAGGAACAGGTGTCCGGATTTTGACAGAAGTTGCCGAAGAGAGTCCCTTTCCGAAGCACATGAGCCCGAGTCAGGTCAGCTCCCTGCTGACGTGCGGTGAGCAGTACCGCCTGACCCGGATGCTCCACGCTCCCGAGCGGCCCATGTGGGCCGGTATCGGTGGCTCAGCCCTGCACCGCATGACCGAAGACCTGGACCGGGAGGCTTGGCTTCATGGAGTGGTCTAACTACTTCGCAGAGGCGCACGCGGAGACCGCGCAGCGCCAGCCCTCCTTCGAGTACGAGGAGTATTACCGCTCCGGCAGGGCCAGCAAGGACTGGCCCAACAAGGAGGACGACAAGTGGTGGGCCAAGAACGGTCCCCTGTTCGTCAAGTCCTGGGAGCAGTGGCGCAACCGCTGCGGCATGAAGCTCTGGGAGTTCCTGGACGAAGAGACCGGCGAGCTTGCTCCCGGCATCGAGGTTCAGACCTGGGCCTACGGCCCCAAGGACATTCCCCTCCTCTCCATCGTCGACCGCGTGTTCGTGGACGCGGCAGGCGATCTCCGCATCGTCGATCTCAAGAGCGGTAGCCACACGCAGCCGTGGCCCCTGCAGCTCATCCTGAACAACCTGGGCCTGCAGGAGACCTTTGGGGTCAAGGCCAAGTGGGGCGGCTTCTGGAAGGCGCGCAAGGGCACCATTGACCCCCACTGGTTCGACCTGTCGATCTACTCCGACGACTGGGCGTGGGACATGGTTGCAAAGGCGAAGGAGATCCGAGACCGGCAACTGTTCATCCCGAACCCGAACAACCTCTGTAACTCCGCGTGCGGCGTACGCCAGCACTGTGCCGCGATGGGCGGCACCCCTTTTTTTCCAGTTGATGCAACCTTGACACAAGGAAGATGAAAGGAATCCAGATGAAGTACCTCGAGTTCCCCGCAGTGGGCGGGGAAGAGTCCGTGACGATCTGTGAAGAGTGTTTCGAGCCGAACATTCGGTTCGTTCTCTCGGTCAACGGGATCACCCCCGGCGACACGTTCGGGGAAATGGTCGAGCAGCTCGACGCACTACAGGAGACGGCGGGATACCCGGACCCGCACCGGCCCAACATCACCGACGAGACTCCCGATCTCGTCTGTGAGAAGTGCAGCCGCCAGGGTGAGGCGGCAGCCTCATGAGCTGGGCTGACTACTCCCACGTCCTCGAGGGTTTCAAGACCTGCGAGACCTGCGCGATCAAGAACCTCAAGTTCTCGCTCGACTACCACGGCGACGAGTACGACGAGACGGACCTCCTGACCCTGGAGCGCACCATCGCCCTGGTTGACCGCCTCAACGCGGTGGATGGCATCGAGGGCGACGACGAGTTCGCGCCGAAGCTGTTCGATCCCGAACCGGGAGAAGTATGCGTGAGCTGTCAGGCGGTGTCGGCATGACCTGGGCACGCTTCCTGTCCGGCGGCGTCAACTGCGAGACCTGCGCCATTCAGTCGTACCGCCAGACGCTGACTGCTTACGGTGACCCGTTCACCGAGCAGGACTTGGCCACGATTGAGAGGGCGGTGGCCTACGCCTCCAAGCTCAATGAGCAGGACGGCATCTCCAATGCCGATGCTCCCACTCTGTTCGAGCCCGACTTCGGGGCTCGATGCGACTACTGCCACATTCGAGCAGGAGCTGAACGCTGATGACCACGCTCTACTGCCCCAACCCGCTGCCCGACTCCTTCGGGCTGTGCGAACAGCACTCGCTCCGGCCTGCCCGGATGGCGGCTCCGATGTATGGAATCGAGCTCAAGGGCGACGAGGACACCAATGGCTTGATCGCCTTGATCGAGGCGGCTCGGGCCACGATGGGCCGAACTGACACCCTCTTCCGTTCCTTCGAGGGCGAGTGCGAGCACTGCCGCACCAACATGGAAAGGGAAAGCGCATGAGCGACACCGTGAAGGTTCGCCTCGCCACAACCTCGGCAACAGACGAGGGAATCAAGATCACCATGAAGACCACCGAGGGAATGTCTGTCAACTTCCTCTTGGATGACTTCGCTGTAGCGGCCCTGGCACTGACGTTGAAGCCAGTGATGGAAGC